TCTGCAAAAAGAAGAAAATCATTTTGTAGTAGAATGAAAGGAATGAAGAAGAGACTTACATCTGCTAAAACTGCAAGAGATCCAGATTCAAGAATAAATAAAGCACTTAGACGTTGGAATTGCTGATCTAAATTATTATGAGTGAAATCTATCTTGGTAATCCTAATTTAAAAAAAGCAAATACCCCTATTGAGTTTACTCAAGAAAATATTGAGGAGTATTTAAAATGCAAAAATGATCCTGTTTATTTTGCCATGAATTATGTGAAGATTGTGACTCTTGATGAGGGTCTTAAATCTTTTGCACCATATGATTTTCAAGAAAAGTTAATTAATAATTTTCATGATAATAGATTTAACATTTGTAAGATGCCTAGACAGACAGGTAAATCTACAACTGTTATATCATATCTGTTGCATTATGTTGTTTTTAATGATAGTGTAAATGTAGGTATTCTTGCAAACAAAGCTGCAACTGCAAGAGAATTATTAGGTAGATTGCAAACTGCATATGAAAACTTACCTAAATGGATGCAGCAAGGTATATTATCTTGGAATAGAGGATCACTGGAGTTAGAAAATGGATCAAAAATCTTGGCAGCATCTACCTCTGCCTCTGCAGTTAGAGGTATGTCTTTCAACATTCTTTTTCTGGATGAGTTCGCCTTTGTTCCTAATCATATTGCTGACTCGTTCTTTGCCTCTGTATATCCTACTATTACTTCTGGCCAAAACACCAAAGTCATCATAGTTTCTACTCCTCATGGAATGAACCACTTCTATAGGATGTGGCATGATGCAGAAAAAGGAAAGAATGAATATGTTCCCACTGATGTTCACTGGTCTCAAGTTCCTGGTAGAGATGAGATATGGAGAGAACAAACAATTGCTAACACATCAGAGCAGCAATTTAAAATTGAGTTTGAATGTGAATTTTTAGGATCAGTTGATACTTTAATAGCACCTAGTAAATTAAAGAGTTTAGTATATGATACACCAATAACACAAAATGCAGGTTTAGATGTATTTGAACAATCAAAAGAAAACCATGATTACATCACTACAGTTGATGTTGCTAGAGGAGTTGGAAATGACTATTCTGCATTTGTAGTTGTTGATATCACTGAGTTTCCCCATAAAATAGTTGCAAAGTATAGAGATAATCAAATTAAACCAATGTTGTTTCCTAATGTCATCTGGGAAGTAGCAAAGAATTATAATAATGCATTTATATTATGTGAAGTAAATGATATAGGAGATCAGGTTGCAAGTATATTACATTATGATCTTGAATATGAAAATTTATTGATGGCATCAATGAGAGGAAGAGCTGGACAAATAGTAGGACAAGGATTCTCAGGTAAGAAGACTCAACTGGGAGTTAAGATGTCTAAGACTGTTAAAAAGGTTGGTGCTCTTAATCTGAAAACAATGATTGAGTCTGATAAGTTGTTATTTAAAGACTATGATATACTTTCTGAATTAACTACATTTATATCAAAAAGTAACTCATTTGAAGCAGAAGAAGGGTGTAATGATGACTTAGCAATGTGTCTTGTCATCTATGCTTGGTTAGTCAATCAAGATTATTTTAAAGAACTTACAGATCAAGATGTAAGAAAGAGATTATATGAGGAACAAAAAAATCAAATAGAACAAGACATGTCACCCTTTGGTTTTATTGAAGATGGATTGGATGAAACTACTTTTGTTGATAAAGAAGGAGATAGATGGTATACTGATGAATATGGTGATAGATCTTACATGTGGGACTATAGGTAATGACATACGTTCTTTATAATGAAGACATGGAAACTCAAGGTTCTTTTGAATCAATTCAAGAACTAAGAAATTTTCTTTGTGATAGAAAATATGAAATAAATTGTGATAAAGATATAGGTTGTACATTTGATTATATTAGAGAAATTAATTGGTTCTTTGATATTATAGAATAATAGATAGTATAACCTAATTAGTTAATATGAAAGATTTTAAAGTACCAGTTGCTATGGTTACATTCCTAGCAGCACAAGCAGGTGGTATGGTTTGGTTTTTATCAGGCATACAAAATAGAGTTCAAGCACTTGAAGGAGAAAGACTTAACAATGTAGAAGTTACAGCTAGTGAGAACAGAAGATATATCAGAGAAGTTATTATGCCTTCTTATAATATCAGTGATGCATGGTACAACCCACACTATAAAATGTGGTTAGAACAAGGTGGTTGGTCTGAAGTTAGAGAGTGTAAACACGACTAATGAAAGACAAGAATAGTAAAATGCAAGTTATAAATCTCATAAGGATTGTAATTCTATTTCAGTTAGGAATTGTAGGAGCAACAATAGTTGGGTGTTTTACTCTTAAACAATGTGATTCTGATACTAAACAAAATATTGCTAATATGATGACTGTTATAACTACTTCTACATTTGCATTATATGCTGCTGAGAAATAATGGATATAGATGAGCAGATAACCTACAATCATCTATTTCTCTCTGAAAGAGAATGCAGAACTTGTGGCGAAACTAAAAACTTGATAGATGGTTTTTACTTAACTAGGAAAGAAAGAGGGACTCTGCCATCAGCATATTCATATGAGTGTAAAGTGTGTACTACTAGAAGAGTAATACAAAATAGAAAGAAACAAAGAGTGTTTACAGACTGGTTATATCCTGATTGGTAATTGTTCATGCATGGCTTCCCCTCTGAAAAAGTTAAAAACAATAAATATTTTCAGATAAACTGAGAATTTTTTAAGGGGAAAAAAACATGGCTACTCCTCAATTATCTCCTGGTGTATTAATCAGGGAAGTTGATCTTACAGTAGGAAGAGCTGAGAACGTATTAGATAACATTGGTGGAATTGCAGGTCCATTTGTAAAAGGTCCTGTAAATGAAGTCACTCAAATCAATACATCACAAGGTCTTATTGATACATTTGGAAAACCACAATCTGCAAATGCGCAGTATGAGTATTGGATGACTGCTTCATCATTCCTTACTTATGGGGGAGTTCTTAAGATAGTTAGAACAGATGATGACAATTTAAACAATGCAAATGCTGGTGTGGGTATTGCATCAACAACTGCAGCAAAGATTAAAAACTTTGATGACTATGAAGCAAACTTCAAAACTGCAACTAACTTCACATATGCTGCAAAAACTCCTGGTTCTTGGGCAAATAATTTAAAAGTATGTTTTATTGATAATGCTGCTGACCAGACACTAGGAATCACAACTGATGATCCAAACAAAGCTGGTATGATAGTTGGATATGGTGTAACAACAGCAATATCTGCTGCAACATTGCCAGGAGATGGAACAACATCAACCTTTACTGGATATCTGAAAGGCATCATTACTGGTGTTTCTACAGATGCAACTGGTAAAGCATCAACAATTGATGTTAAAGTTCTATCAAGAGTATCATCTGGTGGTACAGAAACTAAGATTGATTACTCTGAAGGTGATCCTAACAAGTCATTTGAAGCTGGTGAGACATTGTTCTTTGTAAACAATGCTGGTATTAACACTGGTGGTGCATTAGCACAAGGAAGATCTGAACCAATAGCAACACAAACTGATTGGTATGATTCACAGACTCTTGGGTTAACTAACTCAACTGTTTTCTGGAAAACTGTAGCACCTAAACCATTAACTAGTAACTTTGTTGCTCAAAGACAAGGTAAAAATGATTCAATGCATGTTGTAGTCATAGATGACACAGGAAGCATAACAGGTATACAAGGTAATATTTTAGAGACACATTTAAATCTCTCTAAGGCAAAAGACGCTATAGCAGATGGTGAAACAGGTAAGAAAACTTATTATAAAGATTATCTTGCTTTAAATTCATCTCAAGTCTATGCTGGATACAACCCATCTCAAGCACATGATGCTTATTTCAATACTACACCAATAGTAAATGGGTTTACAGGATCAGGAACAAGTCCAAACTATACTAAGTTCTCAGTAGCTGATGGTACTTGGGGACAAGATGCACAAGGCATAAACTTTGCTAGTTTAGGAAATGTATCTTATACATTTACTGGTGGTAAAGATTATAGTTCTGGAACAGGCAACTATACAGCAACACTAGGTGGACTATTAACATCATATAATCT